CAGATGGAATGCAAGGCGCCGGGTGACGGCTCGAATTACGAGGAAGCGTCCAAGGAGTTCATGCGGCCAGGTCCGGGCGAGTTGCTCGGCGAATACCTCCGCACCCACCCCAACATCAACCCCGGCGATCTGTCGCAGAGCGACATCGATGCGATCAGCCAGGGCGGGTTCGCCCGATAAACCAACGAGTATCACATGTTCAGTCAAGAGATCATCGACGCCATCGTGCAGGCGGCGAAGGCCAAGGGTTGGCCTGCTTCTGCGCTGCTTGCGGTCGTGGAATGCGAGACGTCCGGCAAGCCGTTCGAGCAGGACAATCACACGCCCTCGCTGCTGTTCGAGCGCCACAAGTTCTATTCGGAACTCACGAAGCATCAGCCCAGCAAGCTGAAGGCCGCCATCATGGCAGGTCTCGCGATCCCGAAGTGGAGTCGCAACACCCAGTACAAGGACCAGGGCACGTCGGCCGGCCGCCTGAACGTCATCGCCAAAGCGCGAGCGATCGACGAGGAGGTCGCCAACCGCGCGGCATCCTGGGGCCTCGGTCAGACCATGGGCTTCAACGCCGAGAGTCTGCACTATCCCAACGCGACCGAAATGGTCGACGAGCTGTCGAAAGGCATCGCCGAGCAGGTCGACGCGCTGGTCCGGGAGATCTCGGTGAACCACCTGGACAAGTTCCTGGTGGCCAAGAACTTCGCCTCGTTTGCTCGCGGCTACAATGGCGCCGGCTACAAGCAGAACAACTACGACACCCGCATGAAGACTGCAGATGAGCGCTGGCAGCGGCGCCTGGAGCAGATCGCGGGCGGCGAGTTCTATCCCAAGCCCGGCAAGACCATCACGCTGGTCTACCAGACCAAACTGAAGGAGCTGGGGTTCAGCATCGGCAAGGTCGATGGCGATTGGGGTGACCTGACCACGGGTGCTTGCTCCGCCTTCCAGCGGCGTGAGGGCCTGAAGATCACGGGCCATCCGAACGACGAGACCACTGCTGTCCTCGACAAGACCGAGGACAAGCGTGAGGTCTCCCCCGAGCGATCCTCGGCCACTGTCGATGACCTGCGCTCTGCGGGCTCGCAGACGGTCGCCACGGCCGACAAGGGTTCGCTGATGTCGAAGATCATGGTCGGCGCGGGCGCACTCGGCGGCGCGTCGCAAAGCGGCCTGCTCGATAAGGCGCAGGGTGTGGTCGACAAGGTCCAGCAGTTCCAGGGGATCATGGACAGCGTCCACAACCTAGCAACTGCGCTGGCTCCCTACTGGTGGGTCGGAGTGATCGTGGTCGGCTTCGTCACCTGGAAGCTCTACGGCGACGTCATCAAGCATCGCCTGCAAGACCACCAAACCGGAGTTCATCTTGGATAACGTAATGGAGAAAGCCGCAGCCCTCAGGGCAGCGGTCGGGTTCTATTGGGCAAAAGCCCAGGGACTGTTCATCGGCTGGAAGGGCAAGGCCATCGCGGCCTCGCTCGTTCTGGTCATCGTCGCTGGCTACGCTCACCACCTGGGCGCCGCCGGCAAGGCCGACCTGAAGGCTCAGGTCAGGCAGCTCAAAGAAGATCTCGCTCAAGCTGACGAGAGGGCGGCCAAACCGGCCCCGCAGCCCGAGATCCCGTACTGGCAGTGCAATGGTCCGAAAGAGACCCGCCACCCGAAGTGTCCGGACGACAGCGCAGCCGATCAGCGCGCAGTCGAGCTGAAAACCCAGCTCGCTGAGTCCGAAGAGGCGAAAGCCAATCTCGAAAAAAAGGTCAAGGACTATGAAACGCAGCTGGCTCACCGGCCTGCGAAGGGCGGCTCTCATAAGCTGTCTCCCGCTGACGCTCGCAGCCTGTCAAACATCCGGTAACAAAGCTCCCATCGAGAGCCGGATGGACGTCACGCCCTGTCTGAGGGTCGCACAGACGGTCCCCATGCCACCCATCAAGGCCGGCATGGACTCCCGCGCTGTGCTCGCCCGGTATCGACAGGCGCTCATCAACGCAAACACAAACATCGACGACACGAAGGCCTGCATGGCCATGCTCGATCGAGCGGAACAGGAAGGCTACTTCTAATGGACTTCACGCAAGCACTCCCTTACGTGATGCCCTTCGTGGGTCTATTCGGCCTCATCTCGGGCATCTGGTACCGGGTCGAGGGCAAGATCAACGCTGGCGTCGCTGACGCCAAGGCCGCAGGCCTCGCTGCTCAGAAGCGGGCAGAGGAGGCTGACAAGGCTCTCTCCAGCTTCAAGCTGGAAGTCGTGCGAGAGTACGCCTCCTGGGACACCGTCAAGGCGATCGAGTCCAGGTTGACCGAGCGCATGGACAATCTCTCGGAGCAGGTGATGAAGATGCCCGACCAGATCGTCAACCGAATGGTGGACATGATCAAGCTCTCCAACAAATAAGGCTTGACCGTCTCGTTTGCATTCTGATATTTGCATGAATGCAAAAGTTGTGCTATCCCCGAGGCCGAAATCTCGGGGGTAGGCACTCCCTCGTGGTTCCGGGTTCCCAACCAACCACAGGGCAAAATGACTTTTCAACCGCTCGCCACCGAAGAACGCGCTCGCAGAAAGCAGGTCATCGAAGATCTGCTGAAGCAGGGCTATCATCCGCAGGGCTCGCGTGGAGGCATTGCCTCCGCGACCAAGACTGCGGAGCGCGTCGAAGGCCTGAACTATCCGAACTGGGTCCGCGCCGAAGAGGCGCTGAAGCGCAAGCGCAAAGAGAACTTCGCGATCGACTGGTCGCTGTACGTTCCGCCTGTCCCGCAGGCTACCGTCACCTCAGGTGGCGAAGAACTGTCCGCCGAAGAAGTCGACCCGTTGATCCGGGCGAAGACGCTCTCGGCCGAGGTTACCCAACTCATCACCCGATCGAAATACCCCGTCATCAACCCGGAAGCCGTCATCGTCGACACGCCGATGCTGCGACGCTGGTCCACGAAGCATCGTCGCTACGAGGAGACCGAAGGCAAGCCGCGGACCTGGATGGTCGACACCCTGAAGGTCGAGGCCATTAAGGACTCGCGGAATCGGAACTTCATCTTCACGGGCGCGCAGAACGATGCGCTCCTGCACGAGGAGTTCTGGGTCAATCTCCAGGCCTATGCCGCCTATATCGACGCCGAGATCATCGTCGGCCCCTGGACCTACGAGACCCAGTGGTGGTCCGAGAACGACCCGCAGGCGCGCGAGTATGCCCCTGAGCTGGCTGAGCACCTGTGCTTCGGCCAGATGAAGATCGGCACCAACTTCATGTTCTGCGGCGAGATGAACACGCTGCCGACCGCGTCGCAGCCGATCTCGGACCTGGTGACCTACAGCCGGGGCCGCTGGGCCGTGTTCCCGCACGCCAAGCGCCAGCTGAAGTCCGTCCCCTCGACCGATCCCAACATCCAGGCCCACCAGGTCATGACGTCGGGCGCCTGCACGCGGCCGAAGATCATCCCCCGCAAGGCGGGCGTGAAGTCGATCTTCCATCAGATCATCGGCGCCACCGTGGTGCAGTTCGACGAGGATGGCGACATCTTCTGTCGGCAGATCACGGCCAACGACGACGACGGCTCGTTCTACGACCTCGACGCCTATGTGGCGAACGCTGAGGTCACGACCGGTCACCGCGTCAAGGCGATCACCATGCCGGACCTCCACGTCCGCAAGATGGACCAGACCAACTGCATGGCCATCTTCGGGTGGGATATGCGGGGCGGCCGGGCGCAGTACCGCAACAGCATCATGGATGTCCTCGATCCCGAGAACGTCATCGGTCACGACATCTTCGACAACGAAGCGCGGAACCACCATCACGTCCACGACAACGCCTACAGCTACGAGATGGCCATCCGTGGCCGCGACAGCGTGGAGGAGGAAGTCGACCAGTGCGGCCGATTCCTGCTGACGGCTGTCGGTCTGAGCGACCTTCTGCCGATGGTCACGGTCGGCGACCGCACCTTCATCGTTGCTGAGGGCAACCACGATATCGCGCTTGAGAAGTACGCCCGAGAAGGCCGGTACCGGAACGACGGCCGGAACGTCCGCTTCGGTCTGCAGCTCGAAGACGCATACCTGGATCACGTCGAGCGTCGCTCATTCGCGATCGACAACGAGCTGCCGGTGCCGCGTTTCTCGCTGCTGGAGCACGCCATCCGGATGAAATATCCGCAGCTCGGCAACAAGGTGGTCTGGTGCCATGACGGCTACAGCCACCTGCTCGACGGCATCGAGGTCGGCAACCACGGCTTCCGCGGCGCGAACGGCGCCAAGGGAACGGTGGCGGGCTTCGCGCGGGCAGGGCGCAAGATGTCGATCGGCGACAAGCACAGCCCCGAGATCATGGAGGGTGTGTACGTGGCCGGCGTCATCAACCTGCGCCACGGCTACAACAAGGGCCTGTCGGGTTGGGCGGTCACCGTGATCATCCAGTATCCGGACGGGAAGCGCTCGCTGTTGACCCTGCAGAAGGGCAAGTGGCGTCCGGGACGGCGGGTCATCCGCGTGCCGGCCCCGTCTTTGGCTGCCTGATCGCTTGCACGAATGCAAAGGGGGAGTTCCATGCTCGTCTATCTCGCCGGTCCGATTTCGGGCCTGAACTTCGACGGCGCAACCAACTGGCGCGAATACGCGAAGGCGGAACTCGGCCAGTTCAGCATCAAGGCGCTCTCGCCCCTGCGCGAGCAGGAGCACATGCGCGAGATCGGGGTCTTCACCGACGCCTCGAAAGAGACGGCCAGGCTGAAGTCTCCGATGTCGACCCCGAAGGGGCTCACGATCCGTGACCGTTGGGACGCGCGGCGCTGCAACGTCCTGCTGGTGAACCTGCTTGGCGCCACGAAGGTCTCGGTCGGCACGGTGATGGAGGTCGCCTGGGCTGACGGCGAGGGCATCCCGATCGTCTGCGCGATCGAGCCGGAGGGAAACATCCACGAGCACGCCATGCTGATGCACTGCATCGGCTACCGCGTCCCGACGCTCTGGGACGCCTGCGACATCACCCGGCAGCTGCTGGCTGTCTGAACGTTTGTTTGAATGCAAAAGGAGAATGCAATGACGGTTATCGGTCTCGGGGGGTTCGCGCAGTCGGGCAAGACGACGGCGGCGCTGTACCTGGAGAAGAAGTACGGCGTGCGGCGCAAGCACATCGCCGAGCCGCTGCGGGCCATGCTCGCGGTGTTGCTGACGGCGAACGGCATGAAGGCCGACGAGATCACCGACTATCTGGAGGGCTCGAAGAAGGAGCAGGTCATCCCCTGCCTGGGCGTCACCTCGCGCTACGCGCAGATCACCATCGGCACCGAGTGGGGTCGTGAGCTGATCGGCGAGGACCTGTGGGCCAACACCTGGGCTGCCGGCGTCAAGGACGGCGAGTCCGTGATGAACGACTCCGTGCGCTTCCCGAACGAGGCGGCTGCGATCCGCGGTCTCGGCGGCGTGGTCATCATGATCAAGCGCCCAGGCACGCGGCCGGCGAAGTTCAAGAACAAGCTGGGCGAGTTCCTGTTCGACAAGTTCGGCATCATGTGGGGGGTGCATCCGAGCGAGCGCATCGACCTGATCAAGCCGGACTTCATCATCCACAACGATGCGGACGTGGAGACGCTCTACGCTGACCTGGACAAGGCCATGGCCGCGCATTTCAGCCGCGTCCAGCAGACGAGCTTCGCCAACTCCAAGAAGGCCGTCGCAGCGGCCACGGGGCTGGCGCTGGCGGTGGGGCTCGGCCGCTGATGGAGCTTCGCTGGAAGGACGACAAGCGGCCCCAGCGCTTCGGCTGGGCGCCAGGGGGATATCTGAACCACTGTCACGGCGCGGGGTGCAAGGAGCTGGAAGACAAGACCTTCATCGGCGACAAGCGGGCGGTCATCTGCGCCGACTGTGCCTACGCGCTGCCGGACCCGGAGCCGGAGCCGCCATTCGAGGTGACCATGCGCGCGAAGGTCAGGGACATGCTCCGGCGCATCAGGGAGCTGGAGATCGAGCTGGAAAAGCACCAGGAGGGGAAATGAGGCTGATCAACATGAAGCTGACCCGGGGTGACGCAGAAGTCATCACCCCGGAGCAGGTATGGGCAGAGATCGGCAAGATCTTCGTGCAGCGCGCGACCGGAGAGCTGAAGCCCACGGGACCGGTCAGAAGCAACCGGCCCCAGGTCAACGTGCGGGAGCTGTTGAAGGACCTGTAGGAAGATCAGGCGTAGATGGAGGGGGCGGTGACCTGCGGCTTCACGGTCGTCCGCACCCCGGCCCGGACATGCCGGCCGCCGATCTCTTCAACGACAGCACGCACCTCCTTGCCGAACAGGCGGCGCATGCCGTGCGAGAGAACACCGAAACGGTCGGTGATCAAGAGGTCAAGTTCACGCAACGGCGAGCGATTCTGCCGGCGAGATGCCTCGATGATCGTGAGGCAAGCGGTCTCACGGAGGAAGGCGCGAATTTGCAGAGACGTCATGGGGGGGATTCCTTGTGGCGGGACGCTCACATACCCCTTTTCAAGATGCGTAAAAGGGGGTCAGCCAAGTATTTCAGCTAGAACCCCCACCGTTTGCCCGCGCGGAGCCTACACCGCCGTCACTTCAAGGCCCTTTTCCAGCATCTCGATGGCATATTTCCGGTCGCGGGTGTGAGCGCCGCTCGCCTCGCTGTCCTTGAAGGTCTTGACCACGGTCTCGACCCACCAGCGGAGTCCGCCGTGCC